CTACGATTTACCCAGCAGACCACGATCTGCCGTACAGGGAACTAATCTAGCGATTCCTCAAAACTTTCAGTTGGGAGTTAAAAAGATTCCTACATTCACCAACTCGGTTCAAACGGTGGCTCTGAACGAAATGGGTGGCGATCCTATGGATGTGCCGTATGCTTTAGGCCCAAATCTTAAACTGCCTGCCGCAACACCAAGAATATCTTCATTCACCGTAACCTTTTTGGTAAACGAGGATTTTGGAGATTATTTTGAGATTGTTAAATGGATGCGTGAAGGCACTCCATATAAAGATTTCAGCGAAGTGGCTCCGCTAAAAGAAGTTTGGCATGAAGCATTTTTGCTGTATCTAACAAACAAGAAAAATCCTTATCGCAAAATAACATTCCGAGGTGTGTTTCCCACCGAGTTGTCGGGAATTGATTTCTCGTATGCTGATGTGGAAAACAAAAATATTCTTGCCACAGTAAAATTTACAATAAACGACTATGTTATTGAAGAACTGTGATTTGACTTTTTGAATGGTGGTGTTATACTATGAGTATGAAACTAGATCAAATTCGTGCAATGGCTGAACGCGATATCAATATTGATAAAACCGAGTTGGGTGATGAATCTGCTCGTATTCCACAGTTACACAACAAGTATTTGAATATGTTTCACGATGAGCGTCTTGTGTTAAGCAAGATGTCAGTAGACTACAAAATTCTTCGTAAAAACAAGTGGGAATGGATGACGGGTAAGATGAGTCAAGAAACTCTTGATTTACTTAAGTGGGAACCGTTTCAAACCCGAATCATGCGTCAGGATTTAGACCTATACTTGGACGCTGATTCTGAACTAAACGAAGCCGAGTCTCGTTTAACTCTTCAAAAAGAAAAGGTAGAGTACCTTGAGGCTTTGCTGAAAGGCATTTCGCAACGGCATTGGATTATTCGCAATGCTATTGAATGGCGCAAGTTCACTCAAGGCGTAGTATAAGCCTTTTCTGACTCCCCTAAATATAGGGGATGTCTGTGATTTCTGCAACATGTTTTAATACTGTTCACGCTCGTATTATGTGCGAGCCAGGTATCGCTCGTGAGATACAAGAGTATTTCACTTTTGATGTACCCAATGCAAAATTTACACCTGCATATAAGAACCGTTATTGGGATGGAAAGATTCGTCTATTCTCTCCATTCAACGGATTGTTGTATATTGGACTACTAGATTATCTTGCTGCGTTTGCTAAAGAGCGTAATTACACGCTACAACTAGACAAAGAATTTACTGAAAAGCCACCGCAAGTAACTGATGAACAAATTGGTGAGTTTCTTCAGTCTCTAAAACTTAACGCTCACGGTAAGCCAATCAATCCTCATCCGCATCAGATTGCCGCTATTAGTGCAGCAATAAATCGTGAGCGAGCATTGCTACTGTCTCCAACAGCAAGCGGTAAATCTTTAGTCATTTATTCGTTGCTTCGCTGGTATCAGGATATCATTCCTCCTGACCGAAAAATACTGATTGTTGTTCCCACGATATCTCTTGTCACACAGATGAAATCAGATTTTGCGGATTACGCTCAGAATACCGATTGGGATGCAGAAACCAACTGTCACTCTATATTTGGTGGACAGCAGAAAATAGATTCTCGTCAAATTGTAATTTCAACATGGCAGTCTATCTACGAACTACCAAAGTCTTACTTTGACCAATTTGAAGTGGTGATTGGTGATGAAGCCCATCTATTTAAAGCACAATCTCTCACTTCTATAATGACAAAACTTACCAAGTGTCCGTATCGTATTGCTCTCACAGGAACTCTTGATGGAACCAAAACCAATAAGTTAACTATTGAGGGTTTGTTTGGCCCAACTTTGATAGTTACCACAACTAAAGACCTTATTGACAATAACCTGTTGTCTACAATCTCTATTGACTGTATTGTTTTAAACTATCCAAGTGAAGTGTGTAAAACTATGAAAGAAGCATCATATCAAGATGAATTAGAATTCTTAGTTACCAACCCGCTTCGTAACAAATTTATAACTAAATTAGCCTTGTCTACCAAGGGCAATACTCTTGTGCTGTTTCAGTTTGTGGAAAAACACGGAAAGCCGCTATACGAAATGATACAAAAGAAAGCCAAGGGGCGACCTGTGTTTTTTATTCACGGCGAAACTGAAGCCGATTACCGAGAGAGTGTGCGATTAGCCACCGAGGGTCACGATAATGCTATTATTGTTGCTTCTTACGGAACTTTCTCTACAGGCATCAATATCCGAAGTTTAAAAAATATTGTGTTTGCTAGTCCGTCTAAGAGTAGAATCCGAGTTTTACAGTCTATCGGTCGTCAACTTCGTAAAAGCGAGAAGAAAGATAAAGCACAACTGTACGATATATCGGATGATTTACGATGGAAAACTCGCAAAAATCACACTTTAAAGCACTTTGTGGAACGAGTTAAAATATACTCGGAAGAAGGATTTCCGTACAAACTGATAAAACTTCCTATAGTTTCAAAAAACATTTGAATTATAAATAGGATGAAGAACTTCTTTTAATCCTAACAAAGGGGAAATAATCAAATGGCTGTAGTAGAATTCCACTGGATCGGCGCAACAGGTAATTCCGTCAACAAATACGACTGGAATGATACCAACAACTGGATCACTTACGATTCACAATCATTTTCGGGTCTTCCACAACGAGCAACTCGTCTGCCAACCGCAGGTGATGCTGTAAAGATCGGCGAAAAGTATCACTGCTTCAGTCCACTTCTTTTCGGTGGCTTTACAGGCAACACAGGACATAACTCAGGCTACTGGAGCATTTCATCAGCCAATGGTCTAACCACAGGTGTCACAGACGGTGGCTTGAACGCATTTGTTTATAAGACTGATGTTCTAGCATCAGACGACCAACAAAGTTTTTCCACTGCCTTGTTATATGGCCCATACACCACACCATCTCCAGCAACACTTTTCGGAGTATTTGCAGGAGGAGACGCTGATTTTGTTGAGGCTATAGAGTTGATTAATCCTCACGCAACATCTTTGAGTGTTACAGGTGCAGCCATATACTCTGCAACAAATGCAATGGTATCTCGTTACCCATTCCCATACTTGGGCGGTGGTTTAACTGGACAAATTTTGGAATGGGCTTACAATCAGCATAACACATCATACAATGCATTTTCAACATACGGTAACGCTGCTTATGCCGCAGCCAACGCTTGGGTTGGTGGTGGTATCACAAGCGGAGGAGCCAATGGAGTTACAGGTCGTGCTTCAGTTCTAGGATTAACTGTTCGTCACGGAACCATGAGGTTTGAACAAGGCGGAGCCGCTTTAGGTAATAGTAAATTCGTAAACATGAATTTGATTGCTGACTCGGAACGCTACTCAGGTGTTGTGAAATCAACCCTTAATGTTGTTCAACCAAGCAATACTAGCCATCGTTACACCTTTAATGGTGGAACACTAAATCGTGTAAACTTGGTTGGAGACGCTACTGTAGAAATGAAGGGAACAACCGCTGCATTTGTTACAAGTGATATTCACACCTCGCTGATTGGAAATGAATTCTGTCAGTTTGGTGGTCTGTATGTAAACTCTGGTTTAAGTTCTCCTCGTTACAACATATGGCCTCTATATTGGGCAGGCGATGTGACTGGTGGTGCTTGGAATGCAGTATATCGTGGTCTTGCCTCAACAATACCAGTTCCTGCTGGCTTGAACAAGATTACTTTTGTTGCACCAAATGATCCTGTTGCTAGTGGAACCACTTCCGCATCAGGTCTTCCCTCCACCGACTACTTGAGCCCATATATTGGTTTGGGCAAGTATCAAGGCGGCACTGGTGGATCAGGTGCTTATTCTACAGTTCCAACCATTGATGTAAATTCACGCGCTGACGGACAAATTCCTTATCAAGTACAGTTTATTGGATCAGTTCAAATTGGTGAAATTAACATGATCGGTGGTAAGATTTCTCCTTCAGTTCTAGCAACTGTTGGTGATCCTAACGAAGTTATTGTTGGCACTGTAAATCTTTCTAGAGGTGCTGAGTTTGACTTCTCCACAAATCCCGATTTTGACAACATGTTTATCGGAGGTATGACTGGTACAGGCAATACTACTTTCCGCTTGATTGGTGGTATCAATGCTCTAGACGAAACATGCTTGATTCGTCCTTCAGCAGGTATTCGTATGGTTAACACCAAGATTATTGGTGGTGTACAAGATACTCGTTCAAGCAAGAACCTTGGCTCTTTTGCTACTGCTCTTCAAGCAGACGGGGTTGCACTACAAACATTCACAGGTGTTCCAACACGCGCACAATTGTAATAAATCACTTCACTTCACGCAAAGAACGACTCCGAAAGGGGTCGTTTTTTGTTTTTGCACTTAATTCTTCTATTAGTTGTAGTTGCAAGTCACCTAAATACTATTAGCATATTGACCGTGTAAATTAAATGAGTACACACACGGAGATCCATACATGACACACATGAGTAGAAACAGTATTAAGATTGTTCGTTTCAAGAACGGTGATACTTTAATCTGTGGGTTTGCACCATTTGATGACTTTTATTCGTATGTGGAAAAGCCCATGCAAATCACAAGCATGCCTATCGTAACTAAAAAAGGTGTGGAGCGTATGACTATCTTCATGCAAGATTGGTTGGAGTACAGTAAAGATACCGTATTTAAAATCCCCAACGATGTTCTTCTGCTTGTGGCAAATCCTGAAGATGAAATGGTTGAAGAATACTTTGATGCTTTAGAAAAGAATGAACTGCATCGTATTCAAGAGGATTTTGAGAAGATATCCAAAAATTATGATTGGGAAAGTGATGAAGAAGAAGATGACAATTCCCCAAACATAGGGTATAATAAAAACAACAAATCTAGTCAGTATGATGAAGATGAAGATTACGACGATGAAGAAGAAGACCCCAACGAAGACGGTATCGGTTACGGTTGACTTATTGGGCCTTACTGGTTACTATAGATAATTAGTTTCATTGAAACCGGACACCAGAATTTAGGTGACAAAAAACATCCACAGCAAATAATTCGGAAAGATTTTGCTAGAAAGTTTAGATCATGCCAAAAGCGAGCCATTACATAGACAATGTTAAGTTTTTAAAAGAAATACTAGAGTACAAGAAGACTGTTCGTAAAGCCGAAAAGGAAGGATTGGACAAACCTGGTGTAAACAATTACATCGGTCAATGCTTTTTGGATATTGCGGAGAATCTTGCAAAGAAGCCAAACTTTGCCAACTACCATTTCAAGGATGAAATGATTAGTGATGCAGTAGAAAACTGTATTATGTACACCAATAACTTCAATCCCAAGAAGTCTAAGAACCCATTTGCGTTCTTTACACAAATCATATTCTTTGCTTTCCTCCGACGCATTCAAAAGGAGAAGAAGCAGTTGTACATCAAGATGAAGCAATTTGAAGAATTTGATCCATCAGGTAAATTTAGAAATTGGCTAAAGGATAAGTTTGAGCCAGAGGCAAATCCATTCTCTGATATTTTAGAAATATCACCTGAGGATATGGAAGCATTTGAAAACAAGATAAAGTCCAAGAAGAAGGTTGTCACCAAGAAGAAGATTGTTAAAAAGACTGTAAAGAAACTTCAGCCGAATCGTCTTGACAACTTTATGAAATGAGTGTATATTACAGGTATGCGAGTAGCCCTTCTCTGCGACACCCATTTTGGTGCTCGCAACGATAGTCCAATTTTCTTGCACCATTTCTTTCGTTTCTTGGACGAGGTGTTTTTTCCTTATCTTGAACGAGAGCAGATTACACATTTAATTCATCTTGGCGATCTTATGGATCGTCGTAAATTTGTAAATTTTGCAACTCTGCACGAAACGCGAGAACGATTCATCAATAAACTCATCGCAAGAGGTATTACTTCTACTATTCTGTTGGGCAACCACGACACCTATTTCCGAAACACAAGTAGCATCAATTCGGTGGAAGAATTGTTTGGGAATTTGGAGAGCAGCGGTATTACAATCGTAAAGGATCCTGCTGAACTTGTTTTGGGTGGAACCAAATTCCTTCTTCTTCCGTGGATTAACCGAAGCAATGAAGCGGCAGCAGCAGAACTCATTACCAAAACCGATGCCCCTGTTGTTGTTGGACATCTTGAATTGAATGGCTATGAGGTTTTGCGTGGAACTCAATTCACAGAAGGTATGGATCCCAAACCTTTTGAACGATTCCAAGCGGTGTATAGCGGTCACTTTCATTGCAAGCACACCAAGGGCAACATTCATTATTTGGGCACACCATATCAGATTACCTTTGGTGATTTGAATGAGACTAAAGGTTTCCATGTGTTTGACACAGAGGATAGGTCTTTAGTGTTTGTTCCAAATCCACTTCGTATCTTCAGCGAAATCTCTTATGATGATTCCGTGACAGACTACACGAAGAGTATGCCTGATATGAAGAAGTTCAAAGATACCTTTGTGCGTGTTCGTGTGCAGCGTAAGCGTAACCCCGCCATGTTTGATTTGTTTATGGATGCAATCAACAGCGTTGGAGCGCATGGGGTAACTGTTCTTGAAGACAAGGGCAGCGAAACAGAACTATCAGCAACCGTAGATGTGAGCAAAGATACACTTTCTCTCATCAATCAGGAAATAGATAATTTGGAGGTGACGAATCCCGTCAAACTCAAATCTATTATTCGTGAACTTTACATGGAATCACTTTTTATCTAAACAATAGGAGACACTATGGAACCAGAGATTTTGATTGTTAGAATGCGTAGCGGTGAAGATGTTATTTCACAGGTTATTACCACAGATGAAGGCTATCTGCTAAAGAAGCCTGCCATGCTTGTGCCTGCTGGCAAGGGAAACCTTGGTATGTTGCCGTGGTTGATGTACGGAGAACTGCCTGAGGATGGTCTGCTTGTTCCCAAGGATGCCACCTTCTTTACTTTCAAGCCCCTAAAGGATTTGGCTGAAGAGTACCGTGCTGGCTTTGTCAGCAAGTTGGTTACTCCAAGCAAGAAGATTGCTACTCCTGAACTGAAGTTGGTTACAGACTAAATCTGTCGCCACTTCTTCCGTAACACTTCAATAAAGTCCATTACGGTTTGCTTAGGTTTATCTACACACACCTCGTTGTAGACATCCTCAGCAAGATCGCGTTCTC